GCAGGTGGAGCAATAGAAGGAATTGATTTCAGCGTTTCACCTTATCGCCTTTCTAAGAATTTACTTGCCAAAGTAACTGGCCTACTTGGCCCCTATCTTGATACCGATGCGATGGTGGGTTAATGCCTGCCTCAACAATTTCAACCGATATTCGCGGCGGAATCAAGACCGCTTTAGCCGGAATCACGGCAAATGTTTATGATCACGTTCCAGAAGCACCCATTGTCCCAGCTGTGGTTATTGTGCCGGACTCGCCTTATATGGAATTGGAACTCATCAGCAAATCTGTAACTCGCGTTAAATTAAATTACACGATTACCGCCTGTGTTGCGTACCTTTCCAATCCTGCATCATTAGATAATCTGGAACAATTAGTCATTAGTATTCTTGGAGCGTTAAACGCATCCAAGTACGAGTTATCAATTGTCGAAAGACCTTCGGTAACTCAAGTCGGGACGACCAACCTTCTCGTTTCCGATATTCGCTTGAGCGTCCGCTACGAGCAAACAAATTAAGGAGAAAGTATGCCAACGACAGTAATCACAGGTCGCGATGTCACTTTCACGTTGGACTCGACGTCCTACGATGCTCAGGCGACATCAGCTACCCTCGCTTGCGAGACAATCATTGAGACCTACCAAACTCTTGATGGTCGCGCTTACAAGTCCGTGGATAAACAATGGACATTCACAATCGAATTGCTACAAGATTGGGGAGCAACTGGTTCCCTATTTGAAGCGATGTGGGCTGATGCTGAATCAGCACCTAACACAACCCTTGCAGTCTCATTCACAGCTGCAACTGGCGCAGTATTTGCTTTCAACGTATTGCCAATTTTCCCAAGCGCCGGTGGAGCAGCACCTTCCGCACTAACCGATACTTGGACAATGACAGTCGTTGGAACACCAACAGAGACCTTCAGCTAAGAGATCGGAGCATCGGGAGCAATGAAGTCAGAAATCACAATTACATATAACTCGGGCGAGCAAGCTACTTATGTAGCCCAACCGCCCGAGTATGCCAAGTGGGAAAAGACAACTGGCAAGTCGTTGAACGATCTGGGTGGTGTCTGGGACGTAATGTTCTTGGCCTACAACGCGATGAAACGCGAAGCGGCTGGCAAACCTGTCAAATCCTTTGAAGTATGGATGGAAACTGTCGCCGATATTGAAGTGGTGAATCGAGACCCAAAAGTTTCGCAGTCGGAAGCCTAAATTATCTTCTGACACTCTTGGCAATAGAAACAGGAATTCCAAAGCAATTTTGGGATGATGCGGATGACATTTATACCGCATTGGATATATTGAAGGAGAGACGTGGTGGCCGGTGAGACGATTACTTATGACCGCGCTGAACTCCGCGGTATTCTCCAAGCGTTTAAGGCAATGGACGCGGCTGCAGTCGATGAAGCCAGAACTCAATCAAGCGCCCTCGCCCTGTATGCAGCCAACGAAATTAGGGCTTATTCCATTACAAGAACCTTTGGACAAGCCGCTGTCAATCGCATCGCAGATGGCGTTAGGGTTAGTAAATCATCCAAGATTGGCGAGTTCAGTTACGGATTCGCATCTCAACGCTTTTCTGGTGGTGGAACAACTCAAAAGCTCTGGGCAGGTTACGAATTCGGATCTAATCGTTATCCTCAGTTCCCAAGACGCACTCCCAACCAAGGACGAGGCAACTCTGGGTATTTTATTTACCCGACACTTCGCAAGATTCAGCCTGAACTAGTGCGAAAATGGGAAGAAGCTTTCGATACAATTCTAAAGAAATGGGGATAACAAATGGCCGGTAATAGAACGCTCAAGTTATCCATCCTCGCTGACGTTGATGATTTAAAAAAGAAACTGGGCCAAGGCGAAGCGGAAGTATCTGGTTTTGGCGACAAATTAGGGGAATTTGGAAAGAAGGCGGCCGCTGCTTTTGCCGTCGCGGCAGCTGCGGCGGCTGCTTATGCTGGAAAGTTATTGGTTGATGGTGTCAAAGCAGCCATCGAGGATGAGAAGGCTCAGGCCAAATTAGCCACGACATTGCAGAATGTCACCGGAGCAACGGATGATCAAATTGCTTCGGTTGAGGAGCAGATAAAGCAATTGTCGTTAGCCAACGGCATTGCTGACGACGAGTTAAGGCCTTCCTTTGAAAGATTAGTTCGCGCCACAGAAGATGTCACCGAAGCGCAAAATTTGCAAAAGTTAGCTTTGGATATTTCGGCTGGATCTGGCAAATCTTTGGAATCAGTCAGCGCTGCTTTGGCTAAAGCCTATGATGGAAATACTTCTGCACTTTCACGATTGGGTATCGGTTTAAGCGCCAATGAACTAAAAACAATGAGTTTCGAAGAAGTCACAACTTCATTGGCAGAAACGTTTGAAGGTCAAGCTTCTATTCAGGCCGATACTTTTGCTGGAAAAATGTCAAGACTACAAGTGGCTTTTGATGAAGCAAAAGAATCCATTGGTGCAAAATTATTGCCAATCCTTACGAGTTTGATTACTTATTTTACTGAAAACGTTGGGCCAGCACTTGAGACAATCAAAGATAAATTTAAGCCTTTAACAACTGCAATTGCTGATAACAAAGATGAATTTAAAGCCGTATTTGATTTTATAAAAACGTTTTTAGTTCCAATATTTACCGGAGCATTAAAAACGGCGATTAGTGGAATAGTTACTGTTTTAACAGGTCTCGTTACTATTGTCGGCAAAGCCGTCTCTGGTTTCCAAAGTCTTTATGACAAATATAAAGCATTCGTTGATTTTATAAAGAATAATCCCTTATCAAAATGGCTTGGTAGCATCAATCCATTCAGCAATACCAATTTTACTAATGTTGATCACGATCCTAATTTTAAATATTCCAAAGCAGCTGACGCTATGGATTTTACAACTACCAATTTTACTAATCCATTCACGAGCACTCTGCCTTTTGGCGTCACTCAAGCGTATCTAGACGCGGTGGCGCGCACCGAGGAATTAAAAGCTAAAACAGCCGAAATCCGAGCTAGAATTGAAGGCCGTAACGGAACAATTGATAGTAACGGCAGCGTCATTATTAACGTCAATGCACCTTCAGCTATTGATTCGGAAGGTTTCACGAGATCAGTCATTGAGGCTCTCAATGCGAGTCAATCTAGAACTGGTTCATTAGAGACGCTAAATATATGACAGTTTGGACTCCCCAGTTTCGCGTCAAGGTTAATGGCATAACTGTCACCAATGCCACATTGAGCGGTTTAACAATTTCATCAGGTAGAACCGACATTTATTCACAGCCTATTGCCGGATATTGCAATTTAACTTTGATTGAAACTGATGAGAGCCAAGTTTCTTATGAAATAAATGATTCCGTGACTGTTGAAGTTAAAAATTCCACTAATACATACGTTAATTTATTTGGTGGCTTTATTACGGACTTGGGTATTAGTGTTCAGACTTCTGGCTCAACGGCTTTAAGTCAGCAAATTAAAATTACTGCGGTCGGTGCTTTAGCTCGGCTGGCAAGGGCTATTTACACAGGAAATTTTGCTCATCAATTCGATGGTGAAAGAATTGAAACTCTGCTAGCAACAGTTTTGTTTGATCAATGGAATGAAGTTCCAGCTGCAGAAACTTGGAACAATTATGATCCGACTATTCAATGGCTCAATGCCGAGAACAGCGGTTTTGGTGAAATAGATACACCAGGTGATTATGAACTTCATTCGGAGACTGACTTAAATGACAGCGTTTATAATTTGGCGACTCGCTTTGCAACCTCTGGTTTAGGTTATTTATATGAAGATGCACAAGGTCGAATTGGCTATGCTGATTCCACGCATCGAGGACAATATCTCGCCACCAATGGATATATCAATTTAGATGCTAATCAGGCAATTGGGCCAGCCTTGTCTATCCTCAAGAAAGCTGGAGACGTTAGAAATTCAATAACTGTGGGTTACGGGATTGGAGATGCAACAGTTTCCGATATTGATGCGGACTCAATAAGCCTCTATGGACAATTGGCTTCAACTATCACAACAACTTTACGCCATCAAGCCGACGCTGAAACCCAAGCGGCTTTTTATTTATTAATTCGCGCTTATCCCCAATATGCCCTCAAACAAATCACCTTTCCAGTAGCTAATAATGAAATTGACAGTTTAGATCGAGATTCGCTCTTAAACGTTTTTATGGGTATGCCAATAAACCTGTCTAATTTGCCGTCCAATATGGTGGAAGGCTCATTTCAAGGTTTTGTCGAGGGGTGGACTTGGACGGCTAGTTTGGGCCAACTAAACCTAACAATGAACGTCTCACCCATCTCATATTCGCTTCAAGCTTTCCGATGGAACTCTGTTCCAGCGGTTGAGACTTGGCAGACAATTTCACCCACTTTGGACTGGTTAAACGCTACAATAGTGGCCTAAAGGAGAAATATGCCATCAACTACGAACTTTAACTGGACTACTCCAGCCGATACGGATTTGGTGAAAGATGGTGCTGCTGCCATTCGCACATTGGCCAATGGCATTGATACTTCATTTGTAGATCTCAAAGGCGGCACAACTGGGCAAGTCTTGTCCAAAGCGTCAAACACCGATTTAGATTTTACTTGGGTTGCCCAAGATGATTCTAATGCTATACAAAATGCAATTGTAGATGCTAAGGGTGATTTAATAACTGCCACAGCGGCTGATACTCCGGCAAGATTAGCAGTTGGAGCAAACGGAACAGTTTTAACTGCTGATTCTGCTGAAGCTACAGGTTTAAGGTGGGCTTCGGCTCCGGCTGCGACTTTTGCCGGTGTTTCTGTGTATAAAAGCACAAATCAAAGTGTAAGTAATGCTACTTTCACCGCAATAACATTTGATACTGAAGATTATGATACGGATGCATTTCATTCAACTTCGTCAAATACGAGTCGATTTACTGTGCCTTCTGGCAAAGCTGGGAAATATCTGATAAGCGGAAATATTGCGTTTGATGCAAATGGAACAGGAATGCGAGAGATTGCTATCTATAAAAACGGTAGCGTCTTGAATTATGGACCAAGTATTCAAACAGTTGCCGCAACATACGGAACATACGTTCCAATCAGTTTTGTTCTCAATTTGTCCGTTGCTGATTATATTGAAATTTTTGCATTTCAGAATTCTGGGGGAACTTTAGCCGTACAAGGATTAAGTTCTAACAGTACGATCCAATTTTCGTTACTAGGAGCGTAAAATGTCGTTATGGCAAAAAATAATTGAAACTTATCCTGAACTTACTGATGATGACTTCAATCCGATAACTGGTTTAATTGTTTTGCGTAATGATTCTGATGGCGCTGGTGACTATATTGAAAAATGGGAATATCAAAAACCTATACCTGAAGGTTTAAAACTAGGGAAATAATGCCAAAACTGTGCAAAGCGGGGCAACAGTTACGCGAGCAAATAGATGACGATTATCCTGATCGCGATCGCCGTAGCGATGGTTGGATTGCTGATGCTCGCCACTTGGCGAAAAGCACTTCAGACCATATACCGCAGGATGGAATAGTTCGCGCTTTAGATATTGACGCGGATCTCAATGCCCACAAAGAAGAGGCCTACGCTTTGGTCGAGAAGATTCGCAAATGCGCCAAGCGAGGCGATAAGCGCATTAAATACATCATCTATGACGGACAAATTATGAGTCCGATTATGAATTGGAAGCGCAGAAAATACAGAGGTGCTAACCCTCACCGGTCGCACTTTCACGTTAGCTTTACAACTTTGGGAGACAAAGACGGCAGCTGGTTCGACCTTGAAGGAGACAGACAAAATGGCAGAATTGAAACTGATGGTGGGAACGTGGGCGAAAACATTCGTCGCGACGGCTCTCTCGACATACCTCTCAGTAGGACTTCAACCCGACTACATTCTCAATGCAGCACTTGTGAGTGTATTGCCTTCCGTGATTAATTGGCTAAACCCTAATTACGAACGTTACGGCAAAATCAAATAATGGCAGCTTCCGACCTCGCCGCGACTATCGCCAGCGTTCTCGGATCAATCGGCCTCCTTATCGCCGGACTGAGATACATCATCAAACTTGAGAACATTCCCATTGTGTCGCGCCTCGACAAGATGGAGTCTCAGTTAGAATTAGCCCTTTCAGCAAAGGTGGCTAGAAGTGGCAACAAGAAAACACGTTAAGAAGCCAGTCAAGAAGGTGGCAAAACGTCGCAAAACGACGAAGGAGCCAATTCTTACGAAACTGGATTTCTGGGCTATTGCCGCTAAAGAAGTCTATGACGCTTGCCGCAAAGCCGGTATGGACGAAGGCACAGCTCTTGCCTTTGCGATGGATAGAAGCTCTTACCCCGATTGGATTGTTGATCCGAGCGACCCAATAAAAAATCCGCTCGATGATTGGGAAGAGGACGACTAATTTACCTTCGCGAGGTGGAACTATTCGAGGCGCTTAAGTCGGTTTATCCGGACTTAACGCCAGTCTCACCAACCGACCGCCACGACGGCATTACTAGCGATTCTTATATTGAGATGAAGTGCCGTCGCACCCATTACCCCACACTATTGATTGAGAAGAAGAAGTGGGATTATCTGGCCGAAATAAGGGCTAGAACGGGCGCTAGGACGCTTTATATCAACTCCACTCCACAAGGGGTCTATCAGTTCGACTTAGGGGCTATAAACGAGCCTGAGTGGCAATTAAAGGCCCTTCCAGATAAGACCGA